GCGGGTGGACCCCACAGAAATTGAACAATGTTTTAAGTGGGAGGAATCGGCTATTCTTGGATGACTATCAAGCCATTTGTAAGTGTATCGGTGTTCCATACGAGCTGTTTTTAGAGGACTGAAAGGAGGTGGTTTCAATGGGTCTATCAGAGGTAAAAACCTGTGATCTGGTCTCCGAACTGAGACAGAGGGAGGGCGTAGAGACACATGCCGCAGAGCCGTACCAAGATGTGACAGTCTCGGTAAATGGCCCTGCGGTGGTGCTAGTCGTTATTGATTAGAGTTTTTGATAGCCATAATGATTTTTGATGAACGCATGAAAGTATTTCCCGTGTGAACCAGCGGACATGAGGCCGGCATAAACAGACTGGGGGACATTGAAGTAAGCGTAGGTGCCGCCCTTGTGAAACGAGATGTAGAGTGTCCCGTTTTCATATCCGATGCTAGAAATGTCGCTTGAACTAACAGGCGTCATGTACATAGTGCGTTCCTCCTTTCCTCGGAAATAGCGGGCAAGAGACAGTTGCCATTCTAACTATAATTATAGTGTACTGTGCGACAAAAATCAAGATATAGTGTAGAAAATTAGTTCTACACAATATATAGGATGCTCTGCCGACTACCTGCTGGGCATCCAAACCGACCAAGACAGCGAATGAGAGGAGGCGGAACCAATGAACAAATTTAAAGTAACGAAAGACCACCGCATTTTCCTGAACGACAGCGAAATCCATGGATGCCTTGGGTTTAAAATTGCCGTTAATGCAACGGAAGACCCGGAGGTGGTTCTCCGAGTCTCCTGTGATAGCGTAGCGATTGAAGATTACACGGATGCGTTTAAGGATGAGGGAGTATGGAAGTAATTTTCCCAATCCACTCAAGCACTTCTGACAAACCGTTTTTGAACCGGTTTTCCATGTAAATGATTGCGGCGTCTGTTAAAGCGAAGCCGCCTAAGATATAGACATTGAGCATACCGGCTCGCTTCAATTCAGCTAAGGACTCTCGCCCGTCCGGTGTTGTCCAATCTGGGTCTGGCCATTGATCTTTGTCCGAAAAGTCTTTAGCAACCGACTTTGGAACACCATCGCTACGGCGATTTAAGTATGCCACATAAATTTCGCACAGAGTTTTATCGGCATCTTTTGTAAGGGTAACGTCCATATGCTTGCCTCCTTTCTTCGCTTAAATTTTATCATCAGTCGGAGCAAGGGACAAGCAGAACTTAAATTGAACTGTCCGCGACCAAGACAGCGAATGAACGGTGAATAAGGGGGGGTGAAACCAATGGATTTACAGACAGTCTCCGTACACAAATTTGGTGGGCGCTCTTTTTTAACGATTGGAGACAAGAGCGTAGAAGTCCAAGACTATAAAATTTCAAGCTCCATGCGGGGCGGCACGGAGCTTGAAGTAACTTTTCAGGTTGGATTTTGTGAGGTTACGGAATTTGAGATAGGAGCCAAGAAAGGAGCGTTCCAGCCACAGAGCTTGAAATCCAAGAATGACGTTCCATGACGGCGCTAAATTTAGAAAACAGACCTTTAGACGGTGGAACTTGGTCATTGACCACCATTTCCAGCAAGTCAACGATTTTTTCAAGCTGTTCCTTGTCTGTGGATGTATCAGATGCAACGGCCTGCCTTAATTCGCTTACTGCTGAATTGTAATTGATGGTCGCTTGGTTTCCTGTTCCGATGACCGAACCATAGGCATTTTGAATGTTGAAAACAGGCGACGATGTTTGCTTGGCGGCGCTATGTTCCAATTCTGTCTGATAGAACGCTTTTAGGAAATAAGGCTTTCCATCTGCAAACTCGGTTTCGGTTCTTACTACATGATACGTATCCCCGGCGGGATTTGTTAGAACGTCCGATTGCTTTATGTCCATTCCCGGACTGAACATTATGTAACCTTTGTCTGGAAGACCTCGTTCTTCTCTAACTGGTTTGTTTTGGCGACGCAAAGTGTAATTGATTCCATGTGGCCGTAAAAAATCTTCAAATGGCATGATTTCACCTCCCTTCTTGCCCAGTATATCACGGAGAAAGACGGAGGTAAACGGTGAATAAGAGAGGGGCTACACCAGATGTATGATGTTAAAGAATTTCTTTTTGGCCGGGCCAGCCCTGTGGAAGTTCAAGTCTCCTTTTCGCTATCCGGCCCCGATTGGTTGAAATTTGAAAAGTCAGATGCGTGGCAGAAGGCGGAACATCTACTGGAATATCTTCAAACAGAACAATACAAGAGGGTATGCAGAAGGATTTCGGGACAGCCCCAAGTCTCTGGAGACTAATGGTTATGCCCCGCCCGCTAACCCAATTGACCGGGGCGGCGAATGAGAGGAGGTGATCGGGATGCAGGTCGGACATGCTATTAAGAAGTACCTAAAAGCTCACGGAATCAAACAGGCGTTCATTGCGGGAAAGTGCGGGTGGACCCCACAGAAATTGAACAATGTTTTAAGTGGGAGGAATCGGCTATTATTGGATGATTATCAAGCCATTTGTAAGTGTATCGGTGTTCCCTATGAACTGTTTTTGGACAACTAGCCCAGCAGTTACGTTGCGAGCAGGGAGAAGGAGGATAATATGCCCCGCGTAAACTTAGGCCGTGACCCGACGAAGGAACGGCAGGAGGCCACCCGCCGGATTATCAAACGTGGGATGATCGAACAGGGGATTGAACGGCAGACAGACATGGCCAGGAAGATCGGCATGAGTCAACCATCGTTCTCCACGAAACTACGGGCATCGTCCTGGAGCCTGGAAGAGATGGTAAAGATCTGCAATGCGCTTAAATTAACCCCGGAAGATGGTTCTGCGATTCTAGGAATAAAGTGATATCCGAAAGATCATACAAAGGAGGAAACCATGAGCAAAACCAAAGAAGAGCGCCGTCGTGCGCGTCGCATAAAGCTGGACAGCGCAGGATTCTTGGCGTGTGTACTTATCGCCCTGGTGCTGCCCAGCTTGGTACGTTTATGGACAAGCTGATACGCTTAACCGTGTCTGCGTGGGCGGTATGTGTCGTTCTTGTAGCGGGCGCGTCGGTGACGACCCAGCACCCACCCGTACAGCCGCAGGACAAGCCTGTGAGAGCCGTTGAGGCTGCCGCAAGCAAAGAGCCGCCCCCGGACGAAAACGCCCTGATAGAAGCCGCGCTGGTGGCGCAGGGGTATTTCCGGGAGGACGTGCCGCTCAGTTTCGAGCTTCAGGACGCGCTACATACAGCCTGCGAGGCCAGCAACGTGCCCTACCATGTGGCCCTTGGCCTGATTTGGGTAGAGAGCCGGTTTCAGCCGGACGCCGACAACGGGACCTCATATGGCCTTTGTCAGCTTAACAGAGATTACTTCCCGGACAAGCTCACCCCAGCAGAAAATATCTGGGCGGGCATGGAGTATCTTGGGAGCCTGATTGACCAATATGGGGATTTGGTGGCAGCCCTGTGCGCCTACCATGACGGACACGACACGGGGCGCAGAGGATATAGCACCGCCGTCCTGGAGGCGGCAGAGGGCTGGAAAACAGCAATAGAAAACCCGCCCGCAGAGGCGGACGGATAGGTGGTAAATAGATATGAAAAGTCTGGCTGTTTTTAAAATAGCGTTCGCTACATTGTGTGGTATGGTTACATACTATTTATTATCCATTTTTTGCAAGGTGTAACCGACCGAGACACATATCAAATATGCTGTACCGAATACCCAAATGACTAAACACCACCACAGCGGGATCCTCGGATAGTTACAGAATTTTGCAATTATGACATATCCGGCCTCCATCACGGTATAAACAATAATTCCGCTTACAAAACATGATGAATAACGCGGAAAAAATGTAAAGAATCTATAGATTGGATGACGCTTACCTGCTTTTGTTTCTTTTGGACGTTGCGATGAATTGTCCTTTGCCTTCCTGCCTTTTGTTCTTGCAGTTAAATAACAGGTTAATATGGCAGATACCACAGGAGGGAAAAAAGCCAAAATAAAATCTTTCATCAGGTTACCTCCTCTCCGCCACATCAGACCTACCCACCAAATAATCTGTGGACACGTTAAGAATATCAGAAATCTCAACAAACGTTTCCAGATTAGGCTCTCTTGCACCAGATTCATAATATTGGTAATTACGCTCTGTCGTCTCAAGGAGTTCCGCCATTTGCTTTTGAGTTAGTTTTCTTTCCTTGCGAACTTCCTTAATCCTTGCCGAAAATTGTGTCATGTTTCTCCCTCCAAAACAAAAGGGGTTGACACGAACAACGTTGGCGTATATAATAAACGCATAACACGAACAACGTTGGCGTGTTAAATCCAGAAAGGGGCAGGTGATGAAGAATACGAAGTTGAGAGAAGCCCGTGAAAAATGCGGACTTACTCAGGCACAGGTTGCCGAGAAAGTCGGAACGACTGCAAGGGCTTATCAGTATTACGAAGCGGGAGAACGGGAGCCATCCGTAAAAACCGCCATCCTGATAGCCAAAACAGTCAAGAGCACAGTGGAAAAGCTCTTTGGGTAAAGGATAACACGACACGAACAAAAAGGCAAGGAGGGGCCTAAAAATGACACTGGAAGAACGAATTGAGATGCTGGAAAGCGAACTGACGAAGCTGATGGGCAAGCCGGTAGTCTATGCCACGAACGCCTATGCAGTGGCGCACCAGAACTGCAAGGCTTACTTTGAAAGCATTAGGCAGGAGGGGCAGTTTTACAGAGGGCTGTTTGACTGTGAGCAGATTGCCCGCTCCGCTTTCAAGGATCGCCATGGGGCCGGGCGCGAGGGCAGCAGATACCCAAACCAGTATATTAGGACGGAGGAGGATGCCGCAGAATATTTCGAGCTGTTTAAGTCGTTCCTGTCCGTATACCAACGCTATTTGAATGGTGGTGAGGCTCAGTATGAGCAGGCAGGATAAGGCACTGTACATCGTTCTGGGGCTGCTGATGCTGGCCCCGCACGTCATCGTGGAGATGATTTTATGGCAGAAAGGGAGAAAAGTCAATGATAAATCCAAATCCCTTACGAGATATGCAAAACGAAGCGCCTGTTTCCTGGTGTGATAAATGCCGCCAGGAAGTTTATCGAGGAGATGCGCGATATCAATGGGAGGGGCGCTGGTTATGCCCGGACTGCTTTCGGGCTGCGGTCAACAAGGCTCTAAACGAGTGCCCTGAACAAGTGGCGCTGGAGTTGGGGCTGGAGGTAGAAAGATATGTCTAAGCTAATTTGCGTAATGGGAGAGTCTGGGGCGGGAAAAACCACAGCTATGCGAACGCTGGATCCAAACACAACATACTACATTGACTGTGACGGAAAGGGGCTGGCTTGGAAGGGCTGGCGGAAGCAGTATAGCCAGGAGGCCAAAAACTTCTGCGTGTCCAGAGATATACCTAGCATCACAAAGCTAATCGTTAATATCAGCGAGAAGAAGCCTGAGACCAAGACCATCATCGTTGATACCCTGAATACCTGTATGGTGGACAAGGAAGTAAAGGGGATGAAAGAGAATGGCTATGGTAAGTGGATTGATTTGACACAGTTTGTGTGGGACTGCATTGAGACGGCCGGGAAGCAGCGAGACAGTCTGACAGTAATTTTTGTAATGCACAGCGAGACCATACGGGATGATTTCGGTTACAGTTTTACCAGAGTCAAGACCAATGGGCGCAAGCTAGAAAAGCTGGTCCCGGAAAGCCTTTTCGGCACAGTGCTGTTGGCCAAAAAGACAGACGATGACCACTATGTATTTGAGACACAGGCAAAGAACAGTACTGCCAAGAGTCCAATGGGAGCTTTTGATACCTTTGAAATTGATAACGATATGGCCTCTGTGCTCAAGGCATTGGAGGACTACTGATGGGAAAACCAAAGAGTGATGGCGTAACCAGCTACACGAGAGCCACAGTGGAGCTCTTCTTTCCAGATGGCTATGTATGCTGCGCACACTGTCCATTGCTAGAGACCTATGCCAGGAATCAGTGCCGGAGGACCGGTGAATATCTGGTAGACACACGATACAGAGGGCTTTGGTGCCCTTTGAAAATTGAAGAAAATACGGAGGAATGACAAGATGAAACAATTCGGCGGTTTTGAAGTCAAGAAATCAGCGGCCCGCGAGCCTCTTCCGGCCGGCGGGTACGTGGCAAAAATTCTGAATGCAGAAGAAGTTTCTTATGACTGGGGATCCGTTCTTTTAATCTCCTTTGATATCATGGAGGGCCAGTATAAAGACTTTTTTGCTAAGGACTACAAGGAGCAGGACAGGGAGGACAAGAAATGGCGCGGTACATACCGCCTGTCTGAGCCGAAAGATGACGGCAGCGAGAAAGACGGCTGGACTAAGCGAACATTTGGAAATGCAATCTGGTCTGTTGAGGAAAGCAATCCAGGATATCACTGGGACTGGAACGAGGTTGGTTTGAAAGAAAAGATTGTTGGCGTCCTGTTCCGCAATCGAGAGTGGGAGATGAATGGCAATACTGGCTGGACCACAGAGTGCTGCGCACTGGCCAGCGTCGACGACATTCGGCAGGGGAAGTATCGCCAGCCAAAGGACAAGCCGCTGAAGACCTCCGGCGCGTCCAATTCCAATTTCATGCCCGCTTCTGACAATTCCGGAGATCTGCCTTTCTGATGGACCATTTTTCGGTCAAACGGGCGCTTTCTTCGATGTCCGTTTTATGGGACACAAGAGAGCAGGACACGCCAAGAGCCAGGCGGCGCATGGATCTGATTGGAGTCCCGATTGAGAGGGTTGCCCTCTCTTTCGGGGATTACTCCGTCAAGTGCAACGTTTTGGATTTGAGAGACCGGGTAGCAATTGAGCGCAAGATGGATCTGACCGAACTGGCCCACTGCTACTGCCAAGACCGCAAGCGCTTTATACGAGAGTTTGAGCGGGCCAAAGAGGCAGGATCCAAGTTATATCTCCTGGTGGAGAACGGGAGCCTTGACGCGGCTTACAGCGGCCATTACAGGGCAAGAGTACATCCATCATCACTGACGGCCTCTATGCTCGCCTGGCTGGCCCGGTACAACTGCCAAATCCTATTCTGCAATTCGGAAAACAGTGGCCAGGTCATCCACGATGTGTTGTACAGGGAGCTGAAGGAGAGATTGGAGGAATTACCGGATGAAGAAGCAATTTAGAATTACCTGCACACACAATCCGCAGGACTTCTTCAACGGCATCGAACCGGTGGAACTGGCCAAAACCTATCTCACAGATAACCTGGAAGACGCAGCGTATATGGAACTGAATAATGGCTATCAGGTAATCGTATCGGAGGTGTTCAAAAATGAAATACGAAAAGCGCCGGATTAAAACCGACTATCTTCCATGCCGCTATGACTTTAGGGTTGTAGCCAACGGGAAACCATTTACCCTATATGACCTAACGATGGATGAACTTACCTGTCTTATGGACGTTTATTTCAGAAACGGATATGAGCAGGTGTATGCCAGAATCGCCTCGACATGGGAGTGAATTATGGACGAAAAAGCAGGGTGGATCAAACTCTGGAGAAAATTCGCAGATGATCCGCTGTGGGTTTCGGAGCCATTTACCAAAGGACAAGCCTGGGTTGATCTGCTCCTTATGGCCCAAGGGACAGAGAATACAATTTTTAAAAACGGAAAATTTTTGGAATTTCGGCCTGGAACGGTATACAAAAGTATCCTCCAATTATCTAAACGCTGGAAGTGGAGCCGGGACAAGGTTACAAGGTTTTTAGCATGCCTTGAAAACAATAGTATGGTCAAGACAACCAGCAATACAACGGACGGTACAACGATAACCATTGAGAACTGGGAGTTTTATCAAATCCAGAAGCAACAGACAAGGCAACGAAAGAACGAAAAACGAGACAACGAACCGACAGCGGGCCGACATAATAAAGAAGGAATAAGAAGAAAAGAAGAATATATAGGCGCGTCCGACGCTTCGCCCTTGACGGGCGAGCGCGTCCCCGCCATAGGAGAGGGAGACTGCTTGATTGAGCTGGACGGAGAGAATCACCGGTTCCCGAAAAGCTGGTATCGTCTGGCGGAAGAAAAAGGCTGGATGATTGAGCAGTATGTGAGGTGGCGGCATCAATGAGCTATGTGTTTAAGCCAGAGGATGCATTTGGATTGGCTCGGGCAATTGGAGCGGACACGCACGAACATGGCGATGAATTGTTTTTTCGGTTTTGTCCGAAGTGCCACGGCGGAGAGAGCAGGGACAAGGACACGTTTTCTATTAACCTGAAAAGGGGCGTGTTCAAGTGCTTCCGGGCCAGCTGCGATTATCATGGGCATTTTGTTGAACTGGCTAGGGATTTTGATTATGACCTTGGTTTCGGCGAAAGACGGGTTTACAGGAAGTTGCCGCAGAAGCCTGTGGTTGTACGAGACGGAGCGATTGAATACATGGCTAGCCGTGGGATCAGTGCCGAAATATGCAGGCGGTATAAGCTGACAACCCGAACGGACAACAAGGATATTTTGGTTTTCCCGTTTTACGATGAGGCCGGGACGCTGCAATTCGTGAAATACCGAAACATGAAGTTTCGGAGAGAGTTCGACAAGAACAAGGAATGGTCTGAGGCGGACGCTATGCCCATTCTGTTCGGGATGAAGCAGTGTAATGGTTTTGACCGGCTGATTATCACGGAGGGGCAGATTGACAGCCTTTCAGTGGCTGAGTGTGGTTTTGATAATGCGGTTTCGGTGCCAACAGGGGCGCTGGGGTTTACATGGCTTTCCAACTGCTGGGACTGGATTACCCGGTTTCAGGAAATTGTAGTTTTCGGTGACAACGAGCACGGCAAAATTACACTGGCTGATACATTGCGGGCACGGCTGACGCAGACAATCAAAGTTGTACGCCGGAAAGACTATCTGGGTGAAAAGGACGCCAACGCGATTCTTTGCAAATATGGCCGGGAGGCAGTAAAAACCGCCGTTAATAATGCAGAGGTTCCGAGACTGGAAAACGTCAAGGACCTGTCCACCGTGGAAAGTGTTGATTTAAACAGCCTGCAAAAGATCAAAACCAATATTCCGGAGATTGACAGGGTTATCGGTGGGCTGGTTATGAGCCAAGTGGTGTTGCTGACGGGTAAGCGTGGTGAAGGTAAGTCCACGTTTATGAGCCAGCTGGTGTGTGAAGCGTTGGATCAGGGAGAGAGCGTGTTTATCTATTCCGGCGAGTTAGCGGATTATCATTTCAAGCGCTGGCTTGATTATCAATTGGCCGGAACGGCAAATGTGCAGTCCCGTTTAAATCCATACGGTGACTATGAATATAGCATCGCAAAATCGACGCTGGATAGGATTTCTGGATGGTATAAAGGCCGGGCTTATATCTATGACAATAGTTGGATGCCGGACGATATGAGCGAAATGGAGACGCTGCCGGAAACAATCGAGAAAGTCATTCGGCAGTACGGTGTGCGAATGGTTTGTATCGACAATCTGATGACAGCTATGGAAACCGTGTCAGATAACTCGCAATTGAACCTGGCCCAGAGCAATTTCGTGGGGCATCTAAAGCGAATTGCAGCTAAGTTTGATGTAGTTATTATCCTGGTTGCCCACCCGCGTAAAAGCAAGGACGATTTCAGCAATGACGATGTTTCTGGTTCCGCCGATATCACAAACAAGGTCGATGTGGTTATGTCTTATCAGAGATCCTTGACTGATGATTGCAACAGTCGGCTCCAAATCACAAAAAACCGTCTGTTTGGCAAATACGCTGTGAAAGATGATGCTATAAAACTGATGTATAGCGAAAAAACAAAACGAATTTTCTCTGTAGACGGTGATAGACATTATGGATGGGAATCATCTGGCGGTTATGAGGAGATGGAAGGTGAACTGCCGCTATGAAAGAATTGTGGTATGAACGTGCTGCAATGCGTGGGGAACCGATGCCGGAAGAATTGAACTTTATCGATTGTTGGATGTTTCAATCGCTAGCAGCGCTGTATTTTAGATTTTTTCAAAAAGCTATTTCTCAAGAACAAGGAAAAGAAGAAAAGAAGCGGTTGTATAGAAAATATAATGTCGAGTGCAATTTAAGGAATTATCAAGAAATTATGTGTCGGTGGCATGTAGATTTGAGAAAAAATATCGAAGCCGCACATACCAAGTACATCAAAGAACGCACCTTAGAAGCTGCCGATGCACTAAGTCTCGCGCTTGACGGGAGGATGCATCTTAGTTCGCAACTGCCGGAGGTGAGCCCAGATGGTGACAAATGACCCCTACGGCATATCTGGAGCAGTGAGGCCGTGGGACAGCCTGGACGCGGCAAGACGGCCATGCAGGCGTGTGCCCACAGCGAAACAGGCGGAGATTGACCGGTGCTTAAACTGCACCAGGGCCAGGGAAGATTGCGACGGGACATGCAGAAATGGGATACCGATTGCTCGGGCCCCGAGAGTGAATGTGGCCGACATACGGCGTCTGGCCGCAAACGGATACAACGCGTACGAAATTGCAAATATGCTCAGTTGCTCCCACAGGACAGTCCGGAACAAAGCCTATTCCGCCGGGATCAAAATTCCGCCCTGGCGCTGGAGCATCAAGCGGAGAATGAAAATATGAACACCGAGTTAATGTTTTCCAGCAAAAGCGACCTGTGGGAGACTCCGCAGGACTTGTTTGATGAACTGGACAAAGAGTTCCATTTTAACCTAGATGTCTGTGCCCTGCCGGAAAACACGAAATGCGCCGCATACTATACACCGGAGATAGATGGGCTGTCCCAGCCCTGGTACGGACGCTGCTGGTGCAATCCACCCTATGGCAGGGGCGTGGGTGCTTGGGTACAAAAAGCCGCTCTGAGCGCCTTGGCTGGGGCCACAGTGGTTATGCTGCTGCCAGCGAGGACGGATACCAAGTGGTTCCACGACTACATTTACAAGAGAGCAGAGATTCGGTTTATTCGAGGCCGGCTCAAATTTGGAGGATGCAGCAACAGCGCGCCATTCCCGTCTATGGTGTGCATATGGGGGAGTTAACTAAATGGATGACATCAAATTAGCCATGCTTGGCGATAAAGAGGCGGCCAAGCGGCTGACGGAGGCGGGGGTGCTGCTGCCGTGCCCGTGCTGTGGCGGAGAGCCTTTCCGGCAAGCGCCTAACATGCACAGGAAAACAACTGTCACCTGTAAGCAATGTGGGCTGGGAACGAAATGGGGAGAATGCTATGACGTGTCGCTCGCCTGGAACACCCGCGTGCCGATTCTGAGCGCGGAGGAGATGGAGATGCTCAATGGAAAAGAAAATCCTTGATGTGACATGTGGTGCAAGGTCTATCTGGTTTGATAAGCACCATCCGGCGGCGGTCTACTGTGATAAGCGTCGGGAGCAGTACCATCATCTTTGGAAGAACGCCAGTAACTGTACGCTGGACATCAATCCTGATGTGGTATGTGATTTTACAGACCTGCCGTTCACAGATAACTCATTCCATTTGGTGGTATTTGACCCGCCGCACCTGACCGGCGCAAAGGAGACTGCGTGGCTGGTCAAGAAGTACGGAAAACTGGACGAGAATTGGCCCCGAATGCTCCGCGATGGTTTCCAGGAATGTATGCGTGTACTCAAACCAGATGGGGTGCTCATTTTCAAATGGTCGGAGTATGACATCCCTGCGGCGCATGTCTGGAAAGCTATCGGGCAAAAACCGTTGTTCGGCCACCATAGCGGGAAACAGAGCCGTACTTTCTGGGCTTGTTTTATGAAGGAGGCGCTGAAAGATGGCAGTACGACCGATTGATGGCGACGCTGTTAAGCGTAGGGCCTGGGATATTGCAGAGGCGTGGAAAGACCAGGGGCGTGATTATGAGGCACTTTTGCTGGAGAGCGTGGTAGAGCAGATTGTTGATACTCAGCCCACCCTCACCCCGCCGAAGGAGGCCACATACCCGTGCGACCTGTGCGTGTATAACCCTCCATCAAGCCTGGATGGAAAACCTTGTACATATTGCCCTGCAACAGGCCGCCCGCCGGAGGGAGAGGAGGGCACCCCATGACCAGAGGTGATCGCATTCGATCTATGAGCGATGAGGAACTGGCTGAATTTTTGTCAGACTTTAAGGATTGTGCAAAAGATTGTCTTGTTGGTAAAGGCGTAAAAGACTGTAGAGGGATTTGTGCGACAAGTGAGACGCTGAGAATGTGGCTCCAGCAACCGGAGGAGGAGGAAACCTGATGGACTACGAGAAGCTGATTGAGCGGCTGCGGCATGATGCTAACGCCTATCGGAACGGAGATACACTGGGGAGGGCCTACGCAGATCAAGAGGATGTGCTGGACAAGGCCGTCGACGCCATCACCGCCCTGCTGGCCGAAAACAAGCGGCTGAAATCCCTGCTGAGTGAAGGCGGGCAGGACTTGTGGAGCAAGGAGAATCAGCGGGCAGACCGCTTAGAGGCCGAAAACGAGAAGCTGCGGGCCGAACTGGAGCAGGTCAAGCATCAACGCGACAGTTACCGTCTTTATCACGATGACTTAGCGTCAAAACCCAATTGCAACACCTGTGCCGACAAGGATTGCAAGTATAGGCCTATACCGGGCGATACCGTAAGAGCCAATTGCCCGCTGTGGCGCGGCCCGGAGGAGGGTGAGCAGGATGGCTGACTGGGCAGTCATAAAAAGACTGGGAATATGTTTCCCTGGATGGTTCATCAATGCCCAGGGAGAATTTATCGCCCACCAAAAGGCGAACGTGTATTTCAATATCAGCACTTGCGAGAGCGAACTGGATGTAAAGTGCAAGGTGTTGGAATGGTTTTCCCGCCCGGCCTGTAAATCCACGCCATTCCGCCGTGCAGTAGACAATACAGCCCTTCATATTTTCTTCCTGAATGGTATAAATCAATACCTTGACACTACGTTCAGTGTGGAGGATATGCGGGAGATTTACACTTATCTGGGGAACGCTTGCAATCACCAAAAGACGATCCGGTTTATTAAGAGTGGCTATGACATGGCCGCACTGGAGGGAACAGAATGGCTGAATACATAGAAAGAGAAGCTGCCAGACAGGCTCATATTAAAGCAAGTTTGACAACGCGGCTAATAGATGCGATTCCTGCTGCCGACGTAGCCCCGGTGCGGCACGGGAGATGGTCACCGGTAGCATTCGGTATAGGTATTTGTACGACAAAGTATCAATGTTCCGTCTGCAAACAATATAAAGACGTCGATAGACCATATAAATACTGCCCCCACTGCGGCGCTTTGATGCGGGAGACCGAGCATGATTAAAGGGAAATATGTGGCGCAAATCGAAATTGATATTTTAGTGGATGAAAACACTCCGAACTTGCTCCCGTTCGACCAGTTAAAAAATGCAGTACATAATGAAATGACAGCGGTAGTCAAGTCCATGCTCAATGACGAGTTTTCTGATATTGGGACTATAACCGTTTGCCAGCAGTTCGCGGACTTATGGAAGGAGGCCGCCCATGATAAACACCCATCCGACCCGGTGTAATATCTGCGGCGGGGCTGTGACCTACGGCTCAAATTCCAGGATCTATGGCCGGGAGTACGGGAGCGGCTACTGCTACCTTTGTGAGCAGTGCGGGGCCTATGTTGGCACGCATAAGCCCCGCCCACGGGAAGCCTTGGGACTGCTTGCCGACGAACCGATGCGGACCGAGAAGCAGATGTGCCACGCTATCTTCGATCCGCTTTGGCAGGGGAAGCCGAAAGCAGGAAAGAAGCGGCGCGACCTTTACCGCTGGCTGGCTCACGAAATGGGGATACCCGTGGAGGGCTGTCACTTCGGCTATTTTGACATTGACCAGCTCCGGCGGGCGTACATCATCCTGCGGGGCATACAGGGCAAGCAGATGCGGTATGACAACTGCGGGAGAATCCATTTTGAGGATCCCGCCCACGAACCAAAATAGAACTATACTTACACATTTTGATAGCAAAGATGAAAATTTCTGGTGGTAAATATGAATAAAATCTGTTTCAACTGTCAGTGGTGGGAGCCGTTCGCCAGTGTCTGTTGTAATTGGGAGTCCAAAGATTGCGCGGACGTCATTCTTGCCAATCGGAGGAGGCCAACATGGACAAGCCGAGAATTTGCGAGGTGCTGGGGGTTGAGGTGGGAGAAGTGTTTACCGCTGATACTCCATATGGACAGTTCAAACGGTGTGTTGTTGATGAGGAAGGCCAGATCCTTAATACAGGAACCAATGTACTCTGTTATATTATCAACCACCCCGACCGCATCATCCGCAAGCCCCACTTCATCCAGCAGGAGGTGGAGCGGGCGAAAAACCTGCTCGAAGTAGTGGGGAATGGCGAACTAAAGCAGGTTGGCGACATGACAACACTCAGAGTTGACGGGAAAATCATCTATCTGAGGAAGGGAGCGTTCCCATCTATGAAACCGGAGCAGGCTATCAACCTTGACGAGATCATCGGAGGCGCCCAATGACCAAAACCTGCCTGACATGCGAATACTTTGAGCCTACAACGGATACCTGCTGTAACCCGAGGAGCGACCACGTTGGGGATGAGATGTATTCGGATAATTCGTGTAAAAGTTGGACACTTGCTGAGAATCTGAAGGAGGAACACGGCTATGAATCGTGAAATCCTTTTCAAAGCCAAGAGGCTGGATAATGGCGGTGAATAGCATGGGGAAGCCGATTGATATTATAGGGCAAAAATTTGGGAAATTAACTGTGTTGGGACTACATCACTTAGGGAAAAGAAACGCTCGATATTGGCTTTGTAAGTGTGAGTGTGGAAAAGAAACAGTGCAAATTAGTGCAGACCTGAAGAGCGGAAGAACGAAGTCTTGTGGCTGCCAAAGATATATTGAACTATCCGAAAGAAACAGAAGACATGGAATGGCGGGAACGAGAATTTATAGGATTTGGAGGGGGATGCTATCTCGTTGCAAATATAAAACGGCAACGGGCTATGAAAACTACGGAGCGCGTGGAATTTCTGTATGTAAAGAGTGGGAAGATTTTGAGCGGTTTTATTTGTGGGCATTAGAAAACGGATATAACGATGAATTGACTATTGAAAGAAAAAATGTCGATGGAAACTATGAGCCAGAAAACTGTGAATGGATTACATGGGAAATGCAAGCGGCCAATAAAAGGAAAAGAACTTCTATGCCGAACAGAGATGTAAAAACTGGGAGGTTTGTGAAAAGTGCGTGAGATTTTGTTTAAGGGGAAGTCCCTTTTATCTGGCGAATGGGTGGAAGGCTATTATATAGGCCCAGTAGGCGCACTTGATGTACATGAGATTTGTGATATTCACGATATTACAGGAACGCGAGTTGAGGTTGACCCCTCCACGGTCTGCCAGTACACCGGCCTGACCGACAAAAACGGGAAGAAGATTTTTGAGGGGGATATTGTAAGACGAGAAACCGCTTACTACGGAAAGCATAATGTTTATGACGAACCAGTTGTATGGGAAGATGATATAGAAAATGATTCTTTTGGAGAACCATACACAAGTGGCTATTGCATCCACGGTGGGAATTGGGAAGTCATCGGCTCCATCCACGACGGGGAGGGTGGACAATGAAACAGGCAAATCCGTATAAAGGGAGTCTACCATATCAATCGGAATTTGACCACCGCTATGCCTGCTGGGCGTCAAATCATATGGGGTGGGCAAAAATGAAGAAGGCCAACAAACGGCTTGCAAAGCGGAGACTGAGGCAGAAGCAAGGGGAGGAGGGCGGAAAGCATGAGTAATATCACCCTGACTCCATCCCAAATCTCATTGATTAGGCTTATGGCCGACTACGATATGAACCGGGAAGCGGTCTCCCGTGTGTTGGGCTGCCATCGGAATACAGTGACATACCGGCTGGATGGGATTATGAAAATCACTAAATACGACCCAAGAGTGTTTTACGACCTCGTGGAGCTTATTGAGTTGGTGGGGCGGGGTGAGGCAGGTTGAACGAGTTCCCGGAGCGGCTGAGAAAGCTGAGGGAGGAGAGAAAGCCGATAAAGAGTATGGCAGTGGTGTCAGAACTGTGTGGGCTTCCTCGAGGAGCGGTTAGGAAATATGAAAGAGGAGAAGCAAAACCTAATATGTCTGCATTAATAGCTCTTGCAGATTATTATGAGGTTTCACTTGATTACTTAACCGGAAGAGCAAAGTATAGATAAAATTTTGAAAAATGTCCTTTTTTGGACAGCTATAGAAGAATCTTGATTTACAATGGAGGGTGTAGAGGTATAGCCCATGTATCTCTGCACTCTCTTTCCATGTTCCCTCCAAAGCCTCCCGGCGGTTCACCTCCTGCCGCTGGGAGGACATATGCCGCACGGTCGAACACCACCCCACCTTTCGGGGCATGAGGGGACGCACCCCTCTGGCGGCAACTTAAACAGCCTCCTTGCGAAACCTCCCCATGATACGGGGATAGGTGGTAACCTGGGGGCTCATTAGAAGCTGCTCCAAAGTACACGGAGCTGACTGTGGAAAGACACTATACTGGTGGATCGGGGCCGCGCACCTCGCCAGTAAAATCACCAGCGGCCTATCGGTAGCCATGACCGATTGGCTTTAGGCGATATGGCCGCCTTATAGCCGACTGAGGCGCTATCCCGCTGAAAACTGCCGTAGGACAGTGAAACTCCGAATGGAATGTAGCTGACTGATTGATGGTGTGACTAAGCGGGATAGCGGCTTAACAGAACCCCACACACCTCTCAACGATGTGCAAACAGTGGCCGACTAAGTGCCCATGGTCTAGCGGATATCCGTGCGGGTGGGCGCATATGCCACTCCTCGCCGCATGAGGCGGGCAGTGGCACCAATGAGAGCCTTCTGATTGGGGGTGATGCCTCATGATTCCGCAATACGGAGGCGATCTGTGATATGAGCGGTGGCGGAATAGGTAGACGCTTACCGAGTAAGGCCATACGGGCGCTTGCGCTCGTCTCGACTGATTAGGTCATGTTAGGTGCAAATCCTAACCCGCTCAAATATGCCACCCCGCAGTTGCAGGAGACGGGGGCGGGCAAGAAAAACATTTGGATTTTTGACCGAGAGGTGGTGATATGCCGAATGAACAGAATCTTATTCCGATGGACCAGAGAAGCCAGAGTGAAGCTAGAGAACTGGGGCGTGAGGGTGGCCGTGCATCCGGCGAATCCCGCCGACGCAAAAAGAGCCTGAAAGAGGCCGCAGAGCTATACCTATCTCTGCCTGTTTCGGACAAGCGGGCATGGAACAAGCTGGCCAAGGATGGCGTGGCCCCGGAGGACGTGGATAACCAGATGGCTATTATTGCCGGGCTGACTATTAAGGCGGTCAAGGGGGATGCAAAGGCGGCAAAACTGCTCTTTGACCTGATTGGAGACCAAGGAGGAGATGGGGACGAAGTTAAGGTGATAATCGATGTCTGAGGTGCGCTTATCGTCTGTGCTCGGCCCTGCATTCCACATGCTGGCCCGTGACGTATTCCAGCACGGGCACACACATTATGACTTATCCGGTGGGCGTGGATCTTTGAAATCATCCTGTGTATCTCTGCTGGTGCCCCTTATCCTGCTGAATAATCCGAACACCCATGCTTTAGTGCTCCGCAAGGTGGCAAACACCATTCGGGACAGCGTGTATGCGCAATACTTGTGGGCCATCGGAGAACTGGGTATGGCGGCATACTGGGACGCTAAAGTACAGCCCATGGAACTGATTTATAAACCGACAGGGCAAAAAATCATGTTTCGTGGCGCAGACGACCCAATGAAAATCAAGTCCATCAAAGTGCCGTTCGGATATATTGCTGTTACCCACTTCGAGGAAAAGGACCAGTTCGCTGGGCGTGCTGAAATTCGCACTATCCTCCAATCGACCATGCGCGGCGGGTCTAAGTTCTGGAATTTTGAGAGTTACAACCCGCCTATCAGCCGGGATAACTGGGCCAATAAGGACAGTTTGGAGGAAAGAGCGGACAGGCTGTGTCACAAGAGTACATATCTGGAGGCTCCGCCGGAGTGGCTTGGGGCGCAGTTTTTAGCAGAAGCTGAACACCTAAATGGAACAGATGAGCGGGCATATCGACACGAATACTTGGGTGAAGCGGTCGGCACCGGCGGCAATGTGTTCGAGAATCTGGAACTGCGGGAAATCGCAGATGAAGAGATAACTCATTTTGATCGTATCTATCAGGGGGTAGACTTTGGGTGGTTCCCTGATCAGCTTGCATTTATTCGGGCGCACTACGATCGAAGTAAGGAGACTATTTATCTTTTGGATGAGCTGTATGTAAATAAATGGCCCAATGAGAGTTTGGCAAACTGGTTAAAAGAGAAGAAATATCTGGACGCTTATATCACATGTGACAGCGCAGAACCGAAAAGTGTCGCGGATTTGCGGGCTTTTGGCCTTCCCGCAAAATCAGCAATCAAAGGACCCGGCAGCGTAGATTATGGATTTAAGTGGCTCCAGAAGAGGAAAATTGTTATTGACCGCCGCCGGACGCCGAATGCATACAACGAGTTTGTGAACTATGAATATGAACGGGATAAGGACGGAGAATTTATCAGCGGATACCCTGACAAAGATGACCATATTTTATCCGCAACAAGATACGCCTTTGAACGCGCGTTTATGAGAATGGGGGTGACTGCTTGAACGTCATCGAAAAACTGCGAGAGCTTGGTTACTCCACAATTTCAGAGGATTTCTACCGCAAGATTGATGAGTGGAAAAGCTGGTATATCGGTGATGTGAAGGGCTTCCACAGGTATAAGGTGCGCAACGGCCACAACGCCGTCCGTTGCAAGCGGTACACCCTCAACATGGGCAAGAAAATCCCGGAGGACTGGGCGAACCTGCTGATGAACGAGAAGGTGTCTATCACTTTGGAGGGACAGAAGGAGCAGGACTTTGTAGACCGGGTATTTGATGAAAACAACTTCCTGGTCAAGTCTAATGAGATGCAGGAAGCAGCATTTGCTCTTGGAACCGTGGCCTTTATCCCCCGTGTGGTGGGAATGGAGGCGACGGAGACAGGCCCGATCCCTGGCAGCGCAAGCGGAATTGTGATGGACTATGTGACCGTGGAGCATATCTGGCCGCTGGCGTGGCAGAACGGCATTATTACCGAGTGCGCTTTTGACAGCATCGTCACCGTCAACGGTGAGCAATACTGCTACCTGCAAATCCACCATAAGGTCAACGACCTGTACGACATTGAGAACCGCATCTATCATTACCGTAACGACAATGTGGATGCAGAACTGGCTTTGTCCGACGTTCCGGGATTTGAGCTGGTCCCTCCTGTGGTACATACGGGATCAACCCGGCGACAGTTTGTTATTGACCGTCCTAATATAGCAAATAACTTCGACGATTCTCCGCTTGGGATTTCTGTCTATGCCAACGCCATTGATATCATGAAGGGAGTAGACATTGCCTATGACAGCTATGTAAATGAGTTTGTACTTGGCAAGAAGCGTATTATGGTCAAGCCCGCTGCTACTGAATTTCTGGACGGTGAGCCAATCTTCGACAGTGATGACCTTGTGTTCTATGTTCTCCCGGAGGATGTGCAGAACGGAGCAATTATCACTCCAATTGATATGACTCTCCGCACGGCAGAGCACAACACGGGCATACAAGACCAACTTAACCTGTTGTCCAGCAAATGCGGATTCGGCGAAAACCATTACCGGTTCGACCAGGGAAGCGTTGCCACAGCAACCCAAGTTATCAGCGAAAACTCCACAATGTTCCGAACGATCAAGAAGCACGAAATTATCTTAGAGCAAGTTTTGATTGAGTTATGCCGGATTGTTCTTCATTTGGGCAACACGGCCATGAATGCCGGGTTGAATGAGGATGTGGGAATTTCTATTGATTTTGATGACAGTATCATAGAAGATGACCAGACTAATTTTTCTCGTGATATGCAGATGTTGAGCGCTGGTATTCTCAACGACTGGGAGTTTCGTATGAGATGGATGAATGAAGATGAAGCCACAGCAAAGGCTGCATTGCCCAAGATGGAGGATATGACCACGGAGCCGCAGAATGAGGTGGAGTAATGCCCCGCTATCCATTCACGCCCGAGCTGCTTGACTCCATTCCAGAAGAACTCGCTGAATTGTACCGCAGTCTGGAAACTACCCTGCTGGATGAAATATGCTCCCGGTTGAATCTGGCCGAACAGCTAAACGAAGTCACCGTACAAGACATCAGGGCCCTTCGTTCCCACGGTATCAGTCTGGCGGAAATCGAAAAAGCCATCCAGCGCACATCCAATATCTCCAAACGGGAGCTGGACAAGCTACTGAACGATGTGGTGGAGCGCAATCAACAATATTACCGAGAGGTCATGGACCTTGCGGGTGTAACGGCCCCTGAGACGCTGGTAAGCGCTGCTGACATTGCCGCCATCATGGCGCAGGCGCAGCGGGAGATCGGCAACCTGACCCGCTCCATGGGCTTTTTAGTGGACAATGGGCGGACGATGCTGGATCCGGCTAGGGCCTATCAATGGGCTCTGGACAATGCAGAGATGAAGGTCATGAGTGGTGCAATCTCCTATAATCAGGCCATTCGGAGCGCCGTGAAGCAGCTTGCAGACAGTGGCCTCCGCATGGTGGACTATGAGAGCGGCCACCGTGACCATATCGACGTGGCGGCCCGCCGTGCAGTGATGACGGGCGTATCCCAGCTCTGCGCCAAATATACAGAGCAGAGCGCAGAATATCTGGAGACGCCATACTTTGAAGTGTCAGCCCACATTGGAGCACGGGACACCGGTGTATTGTGGCAGAACCACAAAAGCTGGCAGGGGAAGGTCTACTCCACCAGAGCCGGGGACATCTACCCAGACATCTACGAGGTGTGTGGGCTTGGACTGGTGGATGGACTGGAGGGTGCAAACTGTCGGCATATCCGACATGTGTGGGTGGAGGGCGTGTCTGAGCGCACTTACACCGATGAAGAACTTGCCCATATTGATGACGGACATGACGTGACCTATCAGGGCAAGCATTACACGGCTTATGAGGCCACACAAAAACAACGGCAGATTGAGCGCACTGTGCGCAAGCTGAAGCGAGAGCAGGCTGCATATAAGGCTTCTGGGCTGGAAGAGGATGCCCAAGCGGTAACAGCCCGTATCCGACGGCTGAATAAGGAATACAAGGCATTCAGCAAAGCGGCGGGATTACCTGAACAGACAGAGAGGATGAAGGTACGGTATGAGCTAGAGAATACAATTGAAAAACCAGCCAAATGTGATACAATAGAGAAAACGAGTGGCGGGGGTTCTTCTGTGCATACAGTTGGAAGAATTGACATTGAGAAATACAAAGTAGTTGCGGATAAGATTCAGACAGACGAAGTCATTATTACGGATGAGCGCATTGAGCACATAAGAGAGCGGCATCCGAACGACTTCGAGCGGTATGCACAGTATTTGAGCAAAATCGTTGAAAATCCAGACTATATTCTGGAAGCCAATAAGCCTAATACGGCGTTTCTTTTAAAAGAATTTGTAGAGGCAGACGAAAGGTTTCAGCTTATTTTGAGGCTTGCTGTTGAGGGGGATATTCCAGGATATAAGAACTCCATTATTACATTCCTTAAAGTGGAAGAGAAGCGTTATCGAAGATACTTACGCACAAAGAAAGTCCTTTACAAATCTGAATAAAGCGGCTATAATCTAAGTAGAATAGAATGGTTCTTTGAGGTGGACAATTTCGTGGCATCCACACGCCGATGGTACTGACAGGGGAAACCCGAGAGATGCAGGAGAACGCCACGCCTGCCAAAGAACCAATCTACGAGAGGGGCCGCAGAAATGCGGCTCCTTTTCTTTTGAGGTAGAAAATGGATGAAAAAGCCTGGGCCGTTATCATGGCCATCATTTCAAAAGGGAATGACGCTGTTGTCCGAAAAAAAGGCGATGGATACATCGTTCAGGAAGACAAGCGAACAATTCAATATCAATCCTCTAACTAATTGGGGTTAGAGATGGACCGTTGGGGTCAACTGCTTACAAATCGTAGGCGGTTGGCCCCTTTTTTATTTGTTTATCCATGCCGAGAGGCGTAAAACCGCAGGGCGACGGCCCTGACAATAAACGGAGGTTAATACAATGAGCGAGCCTATCAATAATCCTACTCCTACCCCGGTCCCTGCGCCGGAGCCCGCCCCTGAGAAGACCTTCACTCAGGCGGAGGTTGACACCTTGATTGGTAAACGGCTTGCAAAAGCCATGAAGGGAATGCCCAGCGAGGATGAACTGACTGCTTTCCGCACATGGAAAGACGGGCAGGTCGGTGAAAAAGAGCGCTGGGACAAGCTGACCGGAGAGCGTGATACGCTTGCAGGGAAACTGACCTCTACAGAAAGCGAACGAGACCAGTTGAAGCGTGAGCTGTATGTCTTGAAGAAAGGCATTACAGGCGAAGAGGCCGAGTTCATTGCATTCAAAGCCGCAAAGATGGTGGATGACAAAACCACCTTTGAGCAGGCCGTGGATGCGCTTACTGCTGACCGAAAGAAGACTACCTTCGATTGGACCGCCCCTGTGGGCGGCGGCAGCAAGAAAACAGGAGAAAACGACGTGATGAACGCCCTTATCCGGGGCGCACTGAAATGAAAGGAGAACCTAAATGGCTGTTGATATTATTGACAGAAGTAAACTTTCCGGGCTTATCCCCGAGCCTGTGACCCGTGAGATTATCCAAGGAGCTGTGACGGAATCCGCCGTGCTGCGGATGGCCCGCCGACTGCCCAACATGACCAGCAAGACGCAGACCCTTAATGTGCTGGACGCACTGCCTACCGCCTATTTTGTAAACGGTGAGGCTACTACCGGAACAGCAGACTCTAAGGCATCTCTGAAGAAGACCACCAACATGGCGTGGGATAAGAAGAAAATTTACGCCGAGGAGATCGCCGTAATCGTGCCCATCCCAGAGGCAGTGCTGGACGATTCCGACTACGACATTTGGGGCGAGGTGCGGCCCCGCCTCCAAGAGGCATTCGGAAAGGTTATTGACGCCGCCATTCTCTATGGTACGGACAAGCCCACATCCTGGCGTGAGGGCCTAGTTCCTTCTGCTACTACTGCAAGCGCTGTTGTGACCGCTACCAGCGATATTTTCAAGGACATCATGGGCGAGGGCGGCGTGATCGCCAAGGTGGAGGAGAGCGGATATATCCCCAACGGTGTGATGGCCGCCATTCAGATGCGGGCCAAGCTGCGCGGCCTTGTGGACAAAAACGGACAGCCTATCTTCAAGACCGACATGCAGGGCGACACCCGCTATGCGCTGGATGGTATGTCTATGTACTTCCCTGTGAACGGCGCTTACGACCCGGAGGAGTCCCTTGCCATCGTGGGCGACTGGAGCCAGCTGGTCTACGCCATTCGGCAAGATATGACCTTCAAGATTTTCGATAGCGGCGTGGTACAGGACCCCACTACGGGAAATATCCTATATAACCTGATGCAGAACGACATGGTGGCCCTCAGAGCCGTTATGCGTCTTGGCTGGGAGATCCCTAATCCCATCAACGCTTACAACGCCGGGCTAGAAAACGCTTTCCCGTTTGCTGTTTACGCACCGGCGGGGGAATGAGCGCGCGCCTCTCGGGGCTGACGATTGGCGCGCTGACGCTTACTCCGACGTTTGACCCGGATACGACGGAGTACACAGCCACAACCACAAACGCAACAAACACAGTGACCGCCACACCGGAGGATGATGGCGCGACCGTTACCATCCTGAATGGAGAGACGCATATTGACAACGGTACGGCTGCAACCTGGGTTGATGGGGCAAACACCGTGACCATCACCGTAAAGAATGGCACGGCACAAAAAGTTTACACAGTTACTGTGACCAAAACGAGCGCATAAGGAGACCACCTGATGGCTTACGCAGATTTTGAATATTACGCAAATACATATCTTGGTACAGCCATTGAATACAACGATTTTTCACGGCTTTCCCTGCGTGCAAGTGCATTTTTGGATTACTACACGCAGGGAAGGGCGGCCAAAAACGCAGAGTTGGACGCGCTGAAAATGTGCTGCTGTGCTATCGCGGAACAGTACCAGTACATTGATACTGCCAAGGCCCTGGCGCAGAAATCCATTACCTCATCTTTGGAAAACAACGGAGAACTACAAAGTCAGACGGTGGGAAGCTGGTCAAAGACCTACCGGAGCGGCGGGGACAGCGCACAGCAAGCCCTATCCTCTGTACAGACAGCGCAAGCGGCTCTTGCGACAATCGCCCAGCAGTATCTAGCTGGAACTGGCCTTTTGTACCGGGGGAGGGGGTGTCCGTGTGTTCCCTCATGTTGTGACGGTCTATAACACAGAGACCACAGAACTGCCGGAAAACGATTTTAAGCCCACCCTGTTCAACCACATCACTGTACTGCGTGGTGTTCTTCTGGACGCTTCTAAGGGCTCCAACGTGGCTAAAAGCGGCTTGGAAGGGGCGGATTCGGTCAACCTCTATATCCCAGCTAATGTTGAGGCCGTGGACGGCGTGACCGGCGTAGCAAAGCGGTATATCGGCCCAATTGAGTTCTGGCGATCAGATAATAAATCTGCGTTATGGACGCTTTCTGTGGGCCGCAACTGCTTTTTCGTTAAGGGCGAGGCTGTACACCCGGACTGGACAGTGCAGACCATAGAGGCCGCCTATGATGATGTGTATGACGTGACAAAGGTAGATTTCAAGGACTTCGGCGGAGATATGTCTCACTGGGAAGTCGGTGGAAAATAAAATGCTGAAATTTACCGTTTACACAGATGGCTTAGAGGCCATTAAGGACAAGTTGGCGGAGGTATCCACAAAGGCAGAGCACATTGTGGCGCTCCAGGTTCGCAAGGACACATCCCCATATGTCCCAGCACTTACAGGTAGCCTGGATACACGGACACGGGTTGATGGACAGCAGATTATTTATCCTGGCCCTTATGCCAAGTACCTATACTACGGCAAAGTCATGGTGGATGCGGCAACCGGGAAAGGTCCCATGCGCATTGTGAGCGAGGATGGGACAGAGGTAATCCGATTCCGCAAGGGAGCAAAGTTAAGGCCGACAGATCGGGACCTGAAGATACAGCGTTCTATGCATCCAAAAGCACAATCGCATTGGTTTGAGGCCAGCAAAGCAAAGAATCTTCCCAAATGGCTGCGTGTGGCAAAGGAGGCAACACTACATGAGCTCAAATGAAAAACAAAGGGTGTCTGTCTCTGCGTCAGAGCGCAGCAAGATTGATCGGAAGGTCTTGGCGTGGCTAAATCAATACCCGGACTTGCCGGTTGCCGTTGTCAAGACGGAGCCGCAGCTTCCCATAAACGAGAAGGGCATGGCGCTGTCTGCTTCCACAAACGCCTATTACAGCAGACGCTTTATTCTTGGAGGCTATCAAGCGGAGTATTCGTTCAGAATTATTTATCGTATTAAGCCGGGGATTGGAAGCATGGACGCAAGGCTTGACGCACTGGAAACATTGAATTTGATGGGAGACTGGTGCAGCAGCAATAGGCCAGATTTAGGTGAAGGAATCAGGACGCTTAAAGTTGCGCCGATATCGTCTGCTGAGCTATATGCGCCTTATGAAAACGGTGACGAGGACTATTTTATCGAAATGAGGCTGACCTACGAGGTCGGCGTTTGAAAGGAGTAGAAAAATGCCTGAATCTGATCTGACATTTAACACCACAGCAGGGCAAACCGTAGCCCGCGAACTGCTAATTGCATACCTAAATACTGCAACAACCACGCCTGAAGAGACGCCTGAATGGTCCCCCGTCGGCAAGCGGGTGGAGGACAGCTCTATTGAGTTCGACTGGCAAACGGAAACTAAGGTGGACATCTTTGGAGATACCTATACTACGGGAAAAAAGGCCACCCGCACCCAGACCTTCGACCCTTGCGAGCTGGACGGAGCAGACAAGGCCCAACAGAAAATCTGGAATTTGGCTATCAAGGACAACAACGTCAATGCATTGCTTAACCAGGACATGCTGATTGTCCACCTTTATGCAGGGACAGCAGGCACTGCAGTTTTTGCCGAGCGTTTTTCTGCCTGCTCTGTTCTTCCTTCCGGTCTCGGCGGCGAGGGCGGCGGCTCTATTGGGATGCCTATCGATGTGACCTACGGCGGCACTCGTACAACCGGAACGGCGGCTATTTCTGGCAAAACAGTGACTTTTACTGCAGATGGTGACGAATGATGAAAGAACTGAACTTTGACTCCGGGCTCGTTACATACGCCTTGAACGGCAAGTGCGAGGTCTCTTTTAACCCCACCGACAGCAATTTTGTGGAGCGGCTGTATTCCGCCTTTGAGGATTTGGACAAGAAACAGGAGAGCTACAAGGCCCAGATTGAGAAGATGGCGGACAAGAAGAAGATTTTCGAGTTCGCCAGAGAACGAGACGCAGAGATGCGCGGTATTATTGACGGCGTATTCGAGGCTTCCGTCAGTGAGGCGGTGTTCGGCGGGATGAACGTCTACGCCATCGCCAATGGCCTGCCGGTTTGGTGCAACCTCATGATGGCCATTATGGACGAAATTGACACCACATTTACTCGCGAAAAGAAGCTAACCGATCCCCGTGTGAGCAAATACACGGCAAAATACCAAAAATACCAGAAAAAATAAGAAAGGAGCACGGCATGGGGTACGGCCTTCCAAAGAGTGTAGAAATAAACGGAGAAGCATTTGAAATTCGATATGACTATCGGGTCATACTGGATATCTTCGAAGCAATGAATGACCCGGATTCTAATGAGGAGGACCGTGCCCTTGATGTGCTCCAGATCTTCTATGTGGACTTTAATGGCCTGACGGATTACGATGCGGCAATAAAAGAATGCTTTCGTTTTATTAACGGTGGAGAGGATCCAAAGGAGCAAAAGGGCCCTAAACTGGTAGATTGGAAAATGGACTATCCGCGAATCATTGCACCTGTCAATCGGGTATTGGGATATGAAGCTCGCGCCGTGGAGTATGATGTTGAAACGAATACAGGCGGAATCCACTGGTGGACGATCCTGTCTGCATACTCAGAAATCGGAGATTGCCTGTTTGCACAGATTGTACGCATAAGAGACAAGAAAGCCAAGGGCAAGGCGCTGGACAAATCGGATAGGGAATTTTACAGGAAGAACCGAGACATCATCGACATCAAGCAGACTTACAGCAAGGCGGAAAACGACCTTGTAAACCTCTGGACGGGCGCAAAATGAAACCGCCCCCGGAGGGGCGGTTATGATTTTATCGTATCGTGCATTTTGTCAGCTGAACTTGAGCGATAGGAATGCCATCGCACTCACCAGCAATGGTAATATAGTCCCCGTCCTTCAATTGTGCAATCAAATCTGTCTGGTCTCCGTCCTTCGGAAAAAAACACTGGATAGGATAAAGACCATAACCGTCATTCGTTTCGAGAGAAATGCACGGTGCTTTTGTTAAAACATCCTGCCCGATGTTTTGAATTGTGCCAGTCACAACTAAGATTTTATCCTTATACAGCGCATCGGCATTCACTGCATTCTCCTTATATGCCTCCCACAAGCTGTTGGCTGAGATGGTGATTTCCTCCGGCTGGATGTTCTGATCTAAATTATTGGATGGCTGCGTGGGTGTAGTAGTTGATTGGCTTGGACTATGGCCATCGTTTGACAGACTATCAGAGCGGCCCCCAAAAGTAAGAGATACAGCGGCAAGCACAGCAACAATAATTACCACTGCAAATACGATATTGTTTTTAATTCTTCTCTCACGGCTTTTCGGGTTATTTTCATTGTCGAACACGGCAGCTTCAGGAGTATCTGTTGTATGCTCACTTTCAATTACAAGATGGGAACCGGATATTGCAGTATTTACAACTTTTGCTGTATCTTCCGGTGATATAAGGATTGAAAGAGAACAGTCAATTTTCCGCCCTTTTTGGAATGAAAGCGTATGCGGCCCGTCTTGGGCGTAGGCAGAGATGGTTGCCCCATTTCGCAAAATCCCAACCATCTTCCCGTCTAAAAATACAGTGAAGTCAACAGCGCTCCCCCATGGGGATTTTTCCCGAGTAATGACAATTTTCTTATATTCGTCCATTTAAATTCCCTCCTTAAGGTGGTGATTCGTATGTCCGCTGACGGTTCCATTATCATCGACACTGATATTGATGATAAAAATGCACAGCAGAAATTGAACCGGATCAACAAGAAGATTCAATCGCTTGAAAATCAGCTTGCGTCAAAAAACCACGGAAAACTTCCTCTGGAAGAAAATCTTAATTCAGTAAATACAAAACTGCAAGAGGCCCAAAAACGGCTTTCCATGCTGAAAGAGGAACAAAGCGCCATCAATGCTGCTATGTCACCTGGAGCATCACCAGATGATTATTTGCGCGCTTATTCAGATAAGGATCGTGTGAATGAGGCATTGAAGCAACAGAAGGAAGAGGTTGACGCTATTGAGAAAGAGTGGAAACAGGCAGATAGAGCATTATCTTCTTATAACTCTAAAATTTCTGGATTGGAGAGTAAGCTAAACCAGGCAAAAGTAGAAGCCGGTGGCATCTATCAACAAGTCTCTCGGACTGTTCCAGATACAAACAAAATGGCAAAATCAGTAGATCGTGCGCAGAAAAGTGCAGCCAAATTTTCCATGCGCCTACGTGAAGTTATCAGGAGCGCACTTGTTTTCACGATTATCACACAGGCTCTTGCAAAGTTCCGCGAGTGGATGGGCAAGGTCATTAAGACGAACGATGAGGCGCGGGCGGCTATTGCCCGATTGAAAGGCGCTCTTTTAACGCTTGCCCAGCCATTGATTGAGGTCATTATACCAGCGTTTACCAAGTTTGTCGATATACTAGCCAGAATTATTGCTATGGCGGCGCGTTTTACCGCTGCGCTTTTTGGAACAACAGCAGAAAAAGCGGCTGATTCCGCTGAAAACTTGTATGAGGAAACAGAGGCTATCGAAGGGACTGGGGAGGCCGCAGAGAAAGCAGAAAAGTCCCTTGCTTCTTTTGATGAAATTAACCAACTTGCTGGAGGCGATAAGGGAAAAGAAGAGAACAAAAAAGAGGATAAATTGGAAGACCCTATTGAGCCAGATTTTTCTATTGTAAAAAATAAGATTCAGGATGCGCTGTCCTCCATTCTAGAATTGCTTACTGGTGCGGCTCTGCTTGCTCTTGGCGCAATCCTCGTGTTTACGGGTGCAAGTATTCCTATCGGCCTTGCATTAATGGTAGCTGGTGCGTTGGCGATTGCAGACGCGATTACATCCAATCCTGAAGCCATAAAGACGCTATTACAAGGAGGTCTCGGGGAAGCTCTTTCCATTATTGGCCCGCTTGTCGCTGTAATAGGTGTGCTTCTGGTTGTGACAGGCCACATTCTTCTCGGCATAGCGCTTATCATTTTAGGAGCAACCATTTGGGCCGTTGGAACAGCATCGGGCGATGAAGGGGACTTTGTGCAAAATATTATCACACGACTTTCGGAGGCAGCTGCAGTTATTGGCCCCTTAATTGCCGTTTTAGGTGTTTTTCTTGTTATCACTGGGCACATCCTACTTGGTGTGGCGTTTATTATCGCTGGAGCAGCTCTTTGGGCCGTCGGCAAAGCCGCTGGAGATGAAGGGGACTTTATTGAAAACATAAAAACAAGACTTTCTGAGGCGGCAGTAGTGATTGGGCCTCTAATTGCAGTGCTTGGTGTGCTGCTTGTTATTATGGGAAATATTCTAATGGGCGTTGCTTTCATTATCCTTGGTGCGGCTCTATGGTCGGCAGGCAAAGCCGCTGGAGATGAAGGGGACTTTATTGAAAACATAAAAACAAGACTTTCTGAGGCGGCAGTAGTGATTGGGCCTCTAATTGCAGTGCTTGGTGTGCTGCTTGTTATTATGGGAAATATTCTAATGGGCGTTGCTTTCATTATCCTTGGTGCGGCTCTATGGTCGGCAGGCAAAGCCGCTGGAGATGAAGGGGACTTTGTGCAAAACATTATCACAAGGTTACAAGAGGCGGCAGAAGCTATTGGGCCATGGATCGCCATAATTGGCATTGTGCTCTTGGTTGCAGGACAAATTCCCCTTGGAATAGGGTTAATTGTTCTTGGTATTGCGATATTTGCATTAGGGAAAATGGACATGGATGGCGGAGAATCATTAATTGATACCATTGTTTCGGCCTTATCTGCAGCAATGGTAGAAATATCTCCTTATATTGCGATAATTGGCCTCGTTTTGATTTTAGTTCCAGGTATGCAAGCAATAGGTATCGCACTGCTAATAGCTGGAATTGGGCTGTTTATTGCAGGAACCGCAATGGCTGCATCTAATGACAATGAAATGAAAAGCTGGGTTGAGGTGCTCCAACTCGATAAAGTTGAGCAGTGGGTTTCAACAGCTCTATTACTAGCAGGCATTGCTCTGGTTGCAATTGGAGCTATGACGCTTAATCCTCTTTTCCTTTTGGCTGGTATAGCGCTTTTAGGCGGAGGAGTGGCACTTAAAGCTTTAAACAGTGGAAGCGTCAAAACAGGCGGAGGATCTTTTTCGGCTGGTTCAGGGGCGGGAAGAATGTCTGCCCCAAAACTGGCTCTTGCAGATGTACCCATGCTTGCCAAAGGGGCTGTTATACCGCCGAACCGTGAGTTTTTAGCTGTCCTTGGTGACCAAAAGCGTGGAACTAACATTGAGGCCCCTACATCGGAAATCGAAGCGGCGGTGGCGCGTGGTATCCAGCGAAGCGGGATGGGCGGAGGAAGTGGTGATCATATCACTATCCTTCAAATCGGAGAGCAGGAAATGGCACGTGTTGTTTACCGGCTGAACAATCAGCAGACACAAAGGATCGGTGTGCGGCTTGCGGAGGATTAAATGAGTTACATAAAACTAAACGGCACAGAATTTGATGCAGAGGTTGCAATTTCCTCCTATAACCGGAACTTTAATGTACTGGATGGCCCGAATGTCGGGCGCGTCTTGTCCGGCAGGATGGTCCGGGATGTTATCGGGACATATCTTGGACATAAAATTACTGTGTTCAGGAGAGGGGATGACTATGCCGGGTTAGATGCATTTTGGGATTATCTGTACCAGCATTCCATAGATGACTCTGTTTTGTTGGAGGCCGCAGACGGGCAGACTACCATATCCTATGAGGCATACTATACCAGCGCCTCCCAAGACATTGAAAAAGTCGAAAATGGTGTTAATTACTGGGGAGAGATTGAAGTGAACTTTATCCCTATTGACGCGCAATTAAAACGGTGATCGGGGTGTTTGTGTGAGCCAGAGCGTAATTGAATATGGCAAGTGGACGTTTTCAGGTACTGAAATAAAGTCTGGGCGGATTAACGCAACTATATCCCTACTTCACTCAGAGCTTAATCCAAACTACTTCGAAACAGAGGTGGAGTGCGCAGATCCCGAAATTTTATCCTTTCAACGCAATACGCCCATCAAGTATTACAACGGTGGGGCCTTGATTGGAATTTTTTATGTCCAGTCAATTAAAAGGGCATCGGCCACGTCTTATAAAATCAAAGCGGATTCCGCCATCAGTCTGCTGAACGACAGACAGCATTATGGTGGGATTTATGCCGGAGATACGCTGCAAACCATCCTTGCAGGCCTGATCTCAGGCGTGCCTTATATTATTAAATCCAATTTACAGGGCGTGAAGTTATATGGATGGCTTCCAATTGCTACTCAGAAGGACAATCTTGCTCAAGTGCTGTTTGCCGTTGGGGCAACAATAAAAAGCGACCTTGATGGCATACTCCACATTGAGGGGTTGTGGGACGGAGTCAGCGGATCGGCGTCAAAAGATAAAATGTATGAGGGGCCGAGCGTAGATTACGCCTCTCTAGTTACGGGTGTTTCCGTGACAGAGCACCAGTATTTTACCGGCGGAGAATCTGTAACCCTGTTTGAGGGGACTACAACTGCCGGAGATATTATTACATTTAGTGATCCGATGTACAACCTCGAAGCAACGGGTTTTACCATATTGGAAAGTAATGCGAATTACGCCAAAGTATCCGTAGGGAGCGGAACGCTGACTGGAAACAAGTATATACACAACACAAGGGAAGTAACCGCGTCTGTATCTTCGTCTAGCAGCCAAAATGTTAAGACGGTAAAAGATGCAACATTAGTTTCGCTCGTGAACTCACGCGCTGTGGCCGATCGTCTGGCAAACTACTATAAGTGCATTCAGGAAATCAATGCAGATGTGGTTTATGGCGGCGAAAAGCCGGGTGACATCCTCTCTACTTGGCACCCCTACGACATGAAAAACGTTCCATCCTGCGTAAAAAGTGTGGATGTTACGGTATCCAACACGTTAAAAGCAAGTGAAAAGTCCCTTGTTGGGTTTTCCCCTGAACAGCTTAAGGATATGATAACCTATGATAAGCACCTCGTTCTGACAGGAAGCGGGACATGGACGGTCCCGGATGGGGCCGTTTCTGCGACTATAGTTTTGATCGATGGCGGACAGGATGGACAGAGCGGTAGCGAAGGGACGAACGGAACCGTTCCCAGCGGTTCGAGCGACTCTGAAAACAAAAATTTCAGCAATGTGCCGCCGGACTCTCGTCAAACGACATCTGTCAGTGCAACGACAAGCGGCTCTGGTTCTGCAGGGAAGGGCGGCAATGGCGGAAAAGGGGGGGCAGGTGGCCGGATATACCAGACTGAAATCAGTTTGACACCGGGGGACGAAATCGCATACTCCTGTGGAGCTGTGGTTGCATATGGCGGAAGCAGCGAGACAAAATTCGGGACTCACAGTTCAGTTTCCGGGAGTAGAAATCCGTATGGGTACACGGACATTGTAACCGGAACTGTATATGCGAAATCTGGAACGGATGGAATAAAAGGCGGCGATGGAGGATCGAGCGGAAGTTCTGGGGAAGATGCAGGAACAGCAAAGGGGGGCAATCCGGGTAGTTACTCACCGGGAAATCTCCAAGATTCATCTACAATCCGTGGGCCTAATGGTGAAACTAATATTGCTACCGGAGCAACAGCATCATTCCGATTCGGAAATGCGGGCGGTGGCGGTGCAGGCGGAAATGGTGAGGCAGGTGGAGATGCATCCCTGTCGAATAGACCAGAAATTTCTGTATCGACAATCAGCGCCGGGTATGTCAGCGCTACCGGATATGCCATTGCCGGTGGTAATGGCGGAAACGGAGGCAACGGAGGCGATGCAAGTCAATATGGGTGTGGCGGCGATGGTGGACACGGAGGCGGCGGAACAGGTGCAAGCGGAACCTTAACAACACAGGTAGATGCTTATGTCTATTGGTACAATAGAAGTAGCACTGGGACTACAACATCACTAGATCTGAATTTATCAGTTAGTGCTTATGTGCGGAGTAGCCCTGCGCCCACTCGTGGCGCAGGAGGTTCTGGTGGGGCGGGCCAAGCCGGATGTATCATCATCTACTATAGACAGAACGAACAATCCAAAACCGGTCAAGTAGTAGATAAAAACAATAAGATGCTTCTAGACCGTCTTGGGCGTCGAGTGATTGTATAGGAGGATACGAGGATGCCGACAACAGAAGAGAGACTTGCAGCATTGGAAACGCTTGTAGCGGGGTTGTCTGCGTCTCAGACAGCAGAAACGCCCAGCAGCTACTACACCAGCAAATATAGCGGCGAAGAGATAGACGCGCTGTTAGACTGGGTAGCGGCGCAGCAGGAGGAAAGCACATGATCATCAACGGGACGGCGATCCGTATGATCCGTGGTGACACGGAGGTGCTGACAGTGAGCTGTGAGCAGGAGGACGGCACTCCGCGTCCCTTTGTGGATGGGGATACGGTGTACCTCACGGTGAGCAGCGTACTGCAAAAGCAAGTCACGGCGTTTACGGAGGACGGGGCGGCGGTATTTTATCTCAGCCACGAAGATACGAACGATATCCCGGCATCAAGATACAAATACGATGTGCAGCTGACGGCGAAAGAAGGGACGGTGACAACGATCATACCGCCCAGTGACTTTGTGTTGGAGGGGGATGTGACCCGTGAGTGAGCTGAAAGGCCGCCTCTCAGGCGGGGGTGCGCTGACTGGGAAAATCGGCAGCAGCGCGGGCGGCACATCAGATCATCGTTTTCTGCTGAACCGGGATGCAGAAGACCAGCATCCAATAGAATCAATCAGCAAATTGAAAGAGGAGCTGGAGCGAATCCCGCCGCCAACGGAGGCAATCACAAATTCTGAAATTGAGGAGATGTTAAAGTGAGTAAATATTTGGACAATGACGGCCTGCTGTATCTCTGGAACAGCAAAATCAAACCCTTGTTTCAGAAAGCCGTGAACAAAGAAGGGGACACAATGACGGGCCCCCTGACGCTTTCCGGCGCTCCATCGAATGACCTTCACGCCGCTACGAAAAAGTACGTGGATGACAGCGTGTCCTCGGCGGGGGGCGGGGATATGCTGAAAAGCGTCTATGACACCAATGATGACGGTAAGGTGGATAAAGCAGCGCTGGCTGACAAAGCAACGGACGCGGACACAGTAACCGGCTTTACGGTTGGCGTGAACGTTCCTGCCAATGCGAAATTCACGGATACTACATACGAGAACGCAAGCGGATCGTCTGCCGGGCTTATGAGTGCCGACGATTATACGAAGCTGTCTGCATTTGGTCCGGCGAGCAGCTACGCCCTGAAAACGGACATCTCTAGCGCGTACAAGTACAAGGGCAGCAAGCCCACCTTCTCCGCGCTTCCTGCAGACGGCAACAGCGTCGGAGATGTTTGGAATGTAGAGGATACCGGCATGAATTATGCATGGGACGGGAGCGCGTGGGACGCTCTGGGCCAGACCTTTGAAATCCAGTCCATTACAAACGGAGAAATTGATGAAATTACCGCGTGAGGTGTGCCATGAGCTACTTGGATGAAACTGGCCTGTCGTATTTTTGGGGGAAAATCAAGAGCCTTGTAAGCTCCAAAATGGACAAGTCCACCTACGACCCCCAGAACAAGGCGCAGGATGTGTTTGGGTATGTAGACAGCGTAGCGGAGGGATTGATAGAGTATGTGGACTTTACTGTTACCGACGAGCCACTTAACGGCGGCTATAGGGCTATCAGCAACAAGACCTTTGATGAGGTCGTTGCTCTCCTAAAAGCGGGCAAGACGGTCATCGGGCGCATCGTGCAAACAGCGGGAGATAAGTTTTACTATTCGGCTCTAACAGTTAGTAACGCCATGGATATGGGCGAAGGTTCGGTCAAACAAATCTGTTTTAGTAGCTATTTCGACGATTCTATCAAGTCGAACTCCACCACCATAATAATGGAACAAACCTACACGACTGCTACCCAATGTGGATCGTTACATATCCCGACGCCTGACGATACTGCGGACAACGGAAAAGTCTTAATGGCGCAAAATGGGGATCCCGACTGGTCTCCCATGCCCACGGCGGGTGAGCTGGGGGCGCTGCCCATTTCAGGCGGGACGATGACCGGCCCATTGACCCTGAGCGGAGACCCAGCGGAGGATTTGCAGGCAGCGCCGAAGCAGTATGCGGATAAACTGGGTCTGCCTATCGTCACCACGGAAGGCGATGGCGCTGCATATACGGCGACCGTCCCCGGAATAACGGCTTTAACGGCTGGTGCGAGTTTCATAATGATACCGCATACGGTTAGTACAACAACTAGTCCTACCTTGAACGTAAACAACCTTGGCGCAAAGAATATTAAGCGTGGGCTTAGTACGATAAGCACTTCTAACTCTATTGGAAATTCTTCAAATTGGCTGTCCGTTGGAAGACCGCTCCTTATGGTTTATGATGGGCTGTTATGGAAGGTTGTGAATATGACAAAGCCTGACGCTGCGGATCTGAATGGGACACTTCCGGTTGTAAATGGCGGCACGGGATACAATACGTTTGCGGATTCCACCTATACAGCCGCAAGATATCGCGCATCGGCGTTGTATAATACGGAAACCGCTCCGACCGTAAATGGCGTTATCAATTGGACGTATGAGTGAGGTGATACCATGGCGGGGAAAACTTTAATCAATGGTACTGCGTATGACATCACCGGTGGTACGTGTCTAAAAGATGGAACATCGTACAGCGTAAAAAACGGCAAGGTATTGATTTCCGGGACAGAATATGACATTTCGTTTTTATTGCCATCTGGTGCATTAAGTTTGTGGTCTAGCCCGTATGTAAATTGCGAAATAACTTGCATCGCCTATGGAAACGGATATTGGGTTGTAGGTGGGGTGCGATATGATGCGGGTGTTTATTACGCTCGCATTGCTTATGCGACCAGTCTAGATGGCCCATGGACGGCAAAAAATTTGTGGAGAAATTCAACTAGTACTTTCGGTAGATATAGTTGCATCAACTGCATCACATATGCGAATGGGGTTTTTGTCGTCGGCGGAGGACAGTATTTGGATACAGCTAGTGAGTGGTATCCGAGAATAGCCTATACGGCATCGCCAAACCTTACGTGGACAATAAAGGACATATGGACAGGATATCGCTATGATACCATTACCGGTATCGCATATGGAAATGGCTATTGGGTTGTAGGTGGAATGTATGGTACGGGAAGTGTTTATTATGCCCGCATTGCTTATGCGACTAGTCTAGGCAGTACATGGACTACAAAGGATTTGTGGGGTGGCACCACCAGCTATAATTCAGTCAATTCAATTGTTTATGGAGGGGGATATTTTGTCTTATGCGGGTCAAGAGATGCAGGGAACACTCCTTACGCCAGAATCGCATACGCCACAACACCGACCTCATGGACGCAAAGCGACTTATGGTCAATAAGTTCCAATTATAACAGTAGTTTTAGTGGCATTGCAGCCGTAGACATCGCCTATGGAAATGGCTATTGGGTAGTATGCGGAACATATGCTAATAGCGATACAATATATACTCAAGTTGCTTATACAAAAAGCCTAAGTGGAACATGGACAACAAAGACTTTATATGTTACCGAATATACTTATTGCAGACCAACATCTATTGCGTATGCAAATGGAGAATGGGTAGTTTGTAATAGATACACTGATAATGGCAGTAGATTTTATGGGCATGTTTGGTATGGCAATTCCCCAAGTACTATTACCAATCTAAAAAGCGTGTGGGGTTCTGTTTCCGGCAATGAGGGCGTATATGCGGTTGCTTATGCGGATGGTTATTTAGTGGTTGGTGGGATGCATTACGATGGCACTGCGTACAATGCTCAAATTGCATATGCTTCAGCACCAGACAAATTACCGACTGTCACATGATATGTTGTTAGGAGGAAACATTGATGATTTACATAAAAGTAAACGGCACTCTCTATCCAGCAAGCATTGCGGGTAAAATGTCCGACAAAGAGTGGGACGGGCGGGAGAGTAAGTCTATCACCATGGAGTCTGATTACGAGACCGTCAACGCCCTGTTCCCTGACGGCGCGGCGTGGAGTATCGTCAGCGAGGATCCTGTGCCAGTCTACAACGAGCAAGGAAATCCGGTTGTCAATGAGACCGGCGATCCTGTTTACGAAACCCGGCAGGAGGAGTTCGACAACTCCGAGTTCTGCATCCGTGGCGACCTGACCGTCCATGTGGACGGTACCTGTACGGTAAAGATGGGCAAGCCTACGGATCTGGAAGACGCATATGAGATGCTGTATGGAGGGATCTAAGAATGAGCGCAAGGGCAAAAGCGATGGCGAACCTCTACCGCCGCAATAAGGTCACAAAGGACGGGCTGAAGCAGGCGGTTGAAGACGGCGTGATTACCGCCGCCGAGTACGTGGAAATCACCGGCGAGGCATATTAAAAACGCCGTCCTTGCGGGCGGCGGGAACAGGCAAAGTATGCGCACAAACCATTCACATAAACAAAAAAGGAAAGGAAGTCTTACAAATGAAACTGCACAGCTATGTAAACGAGATCATCAACATCGGGACGGAGAACGGCATGGGGTGGCACGAGGGGGCGTCGATGTTCCTGGCTAATATCCGCAATGCCGGAGATCCCAGCCTGCCTCACTACGCCGGTGCGGAGAGCGTGGACTACGCCGCGCTGAAGCCCCATGTGGACGAGCTGGCCGGGAGCGCGCAGCAGTTTGTAGAGGACTACCGTGCCAACCAGAGCGAGATCATCCGTCTGCGCAAAGAGGGCAAATACGATGAGGTGACCGCCCTCATGGAGGCGGCGGGGAATGCCTGACATCATCCAGCGGCTGCTGACGCAAAACGACTGCTACCGGGCGGGGCGGACCATGAAACCGAAAGGGATTATGGTCCACTCCCTCGGGGTGGCCCAGCCTGACCCGGAGGTGTTTATCCGGTCATGGGACAGGCCCGGCGTGGAAGTGGCGGTACACGCGATTGTAGGGGCGGAGAGCATCACCCAACTGCTGCCCTGGCACTGGAGAGGGTGGCATGCGGGGACGGGCACAAGCGGCCAGAGCGCCAACAACACGCATATCTCGTTTGAGTGCTGTGAGCCCGCAGGGCATACCTACCAGGGCGGGACCATGATAGGCTACGACGCACCAGCCAACGACGGCTATTTCCGGGCGGTCTACCGCAACGCCGTGGAGCTGGCGGCCTATCTCTGTAAGCTGTACAAATTGGATCCGCTGGCCGATGGGGCGCTCATCTGCCACAGCGAGGGGTACAGGCGGGGCGTAGCCTCCAACCATGCGGATGTGATGCACTGGTGGCCGAAGCACGGGAAGGACATGGACACGTTCCGGGCAGAGGTGGCCGCCGCCGTGAAAGGAGAGGTTAGAATGACTGTAGAGGAAGCAAAGCGTGTGCTCAGGGAGAAAGCCGGACTGAGCGACACAACGATTACTTATCTGTACAACTACCGCTGGGGAGACGATCTGTTGCTCAAGCTGGCGGCGGCAGTGGAGGGCAAGGGATGAGAGAGAAGCTGGCGAAGCTGATAGATGTGAAGAGCATTGTGACGCTGGGGCTGTCGGTGTGCATGGCAATGCTGCTGTTCGGAGGGTTCCAGCCTCCGCAGGAGGCGCTGGCCCTGTTCTGCACCAGCTACGGGGCCATCATCACCTATTTCTTTACGCGCAAGGAGGGCTAGGCCAATGGACACACCAATCACCCGTGCGGAACACGAAGAGTTCTCCCGCCGCATAGAGGACTGGGAGCGGCGGCAGGACAAGCGGCTGGAACTGCTGGAGGAAAACGTGCGGGAGATCGGCGCGTTGACTACCTCAGTGGAGAAGCTGGCCCAGAGCGTGGAAAGTATGGTCAAGGAACAGGAAAAGCAGGGTAGGCGGCTGGACGAACTGGAGGGCCGCGATGGCGAGATGTGGCGGAAGGTTGTGGGCTATATCATCACTGCCGCAGTCGGTATCCTTGTCGGCTTCCTCTTTCGGCAGATTGGGATTACATAAAGAGAGCCCCCATCACTCGGTTTAATGGCCGGGTGGTGGGGGCGGTTGCCATTTCTGAAGAAATAAAAATAAGAGCCGGAGACAGGCACCGGCTCTCTAAAAACTGACGCATAACGCCGTTTTTGTTCTACATCAGTATTATATGCTTGAGGCGGCCAAAAAGTCAAGGTTACAGCAATAAAATTATTTTTTTCACTTGTGTTTTGTTTTCAAGGTGCCGCTCTGCGGTTAGAGGCATAAAGACCGCCCGGAGGGTAGGCATGGCGCTACCTTCCGGGCGTTTTTATCTCTTGAACAGTTCCCACACCCCCAACAGCACAGCTACGTCGTCAACTTCGGCGATCTGCGCCTCTGTTCTGATGCGCTGCAATGGGGTGCTGTCCTCCAAGTCCTCATGTAACCGCTGCCGTTCTTCCTGGAGGATCCGCGCTATCTTTGTTGTTTTCATGCGAAGGCCCCTTTCTTTTTCATGCCTTTTGTGATAAGATAGGGGCGGAATGAGTGGCAGGCCTCACGCCGCCCCCTGTTCTGCTGTAGGCTCCCTGTGCTTTGCGGTGCGGGGGAGCCTACTTTTTTACTGCCTTGGGATTGCCTCCCGGATGATCCTTGCCGCGTCCTGCGGGTCTTTGGCCGTGGCCTCTACCAGTTTTGCCAGGGTTTCTAAGTACGATGCTAGTTCCGTTTGGGTCATGCTATCAATCTCCATTTCGTTTACCTCCTGCCCGGTAGATTTGGATTCGGCCTCTTGACCTCTTCCATGGTTATATAATACTACATGCATGCATGAATATCAATTGACATGCTCCACAATCATGCGTGCATGAATTTGTTTATTGTGTACATGGATGCATGAATGACGTTGTGGTATAGTATGGTTGAGGTGGTATAGATGGCGACAAAAGCACATTTGGAAGGCAATAAGCGATACCTAGAAAAACTGGATCAATGTACCTTGAGGCTCCCGGGCGGTTCGAAGGACAAAATAAAGGCCCACGCCCAGAGCAAGGGCTTGAGCCTGAACGCCTATATCGTGAGCCTCATTGAGATGGATATGGGTAAGTTAGAGGGATAGGGGAGAGGCCAGGAGCCGCCGGTGGGGGTGTCCTGGCGTCTCTTTGCGCGTTGATACAAATATGGCGGCATTCCAAGCATAAAAGCAGGCGCAACGTTCCCGATGCGCCTGTCAGCGATTCATTTCTCTATCAATTAGCTCCACGATGAACTGATTTACACTTTTGTTTTGTCTGGTAGCATATGCGAAAATTTCACACTTGCGGCCTTTCCGAACCTTGATTTCGATTCGGTCATAGGCTTTTTTATTGTATCTAGCGGTTGCTTCTTTCTGTGCGTCCGAATAAGCCATATGCCCACCCCTTTCCCCTAGAGGTAGTATAGTTTATACTGTCGACAGTTTGTATAATGTCGATAGTATAATTTTGTTTAAAATGTCACCTAGATATACTGTCGTTAGTATGCTAAAATAAAAGAAAGCCGGGCAGGAGCGGCAACCCCTACCCGGCAAGAGACTATTCGAGCATGTCCAGTACAGCGTCCTTCAGGTGTAACGGTGAGAGGTGACACCTGTTGAACGTTCGGACCATGCGAAACACCAGATCCCCATCCAATGCGACGTCCCGAAGCACGGTGACGGGTTCCCGCCAGAGCTGGCCGTATACGGCTATATCGAAGGTGTGGTACTCTCCCAGCTCCGGGGCGTTCGCTTTCCGGCAGGTTAATATTATTATGGCGAAATTGGATAAACAAAAAAATCATCCTCATTTGTTACAACAATTCTTCCGATGATCCGCGCCCAGAACTCCTTTTTATGCTCTTTTGAAAGTTCGGAATAAGCAGAAAGCGCGTCTGTAATCTCTTTTAAATTTACAGGTTCCGGCAACTTCTCTCTGGCCGCTGTAGCTGCCCGCAGTTCATCGCGGAGAGTTGTATAGTCTTTTTCGTAGGCGTCGCGGTCAATTAGGTCGTTCAGATATAGATCCTTCAACTTATCCATCTTTCGACGGACTTTTGACTCATCCACCTTCTGAACTTGCTGGGCCGTTCGCGCCTCCAGCTCGAGATTGTATTGCGCAAACTGTGAGACTAAATTGTGCAGAAGCCAATCTTCCAATACAAGTTCGCTGGTACGTTTTTTATGCGTACACAGATGTAATTTTTCATAGCGGGTGCAGCGATAGTAGATATACTTCCCAGCAACTGTATGCGCACTGAGCCGGTTGCCGCACTCCGCACATCGGACAAGACCAGTAAACAAGTATACCCAGTCGGTCCGCTTGGTTGCATTGCGCTGTGCACGCTCTTTGATAATCGACTGCACTAGGCCGAATACGTCCCGATCAATGAGTGGAGGGCAAAAATCGTCCATATCATGCGCCAGCCCTATGTACCTTGTATTTTGCAGGAGCGCCCTTAATCCGCTGTAGCAATATACCATACCGTAAGTGTCCATGATATATTTCCGCAGCGCCCCCAGAGACCTGATAGCTACATATTTATTAAATATATCCACGACAATGCCTGCAGTCTCTTGGTCAATACACAGGTGTTTATCTTCAACCCGAAACCCGAGCGGAATTTTTCCGCTTATAACCTCCCCGCGCTTTACTTTGCTGTCAAAGACAAACTTAATGCGCTCCGATGTGCGGTCAGATTCGTCCTGTGCGATAGAGAGTTTAATATTCAGATGTAGCCGTCCGTTTGCTGTGGTAGTGTCATAGTCCTCCTCTGTGGCAATCCAGCGGACTTTGTGGTCATCCAGGATTTTCTGTACCTCATAATAGTCGGCAATATTGCGAAACCAGCGATCCAGTTTGATAAACAGAATCAGATCAATTTTATCTGACTGTACGTCCCTCAGCATCCTCATAAACTCCAGCCGGTTTTTGTACTTCTTTCTGGCTGTGATCCCCTCATCTGCATAGGTTCCCACGATGCGCAAACCGTTTTCCTCAGCATACTTGAGCAGGGTCTCCCTCTGAGCGGTAAGAGACAGTCCGTGCATGGCCTGTTCTTCTGTGCTGACACGGATGTACAGTGCCGCGCGCTGAATACCGGTATCTTCAATTCGCGTCCGCTTTGGCATTGCTTTTTCCTCCTACCTCTGGTAAGTGATATGGATTCGTCAAACCTAGGTGTTGGTAGCGCCGGGGGTGTTTTTTTGCTTTTTTGGGTACTCTACCAGCAAAATAGACTGGGAGGTGCCCTATGGTAAAAAATCGAATTAGAGAACGCCGGGCCGAACTTGGAGTAACCCAAAAGTGGCTTGCCGAAGAATGCGGCGTATCACAAAGCGCGATAAGTGAGATTGAAAACGGGGTTGAAGCAAAAGTAATAACAGCCTATGCAATTGCAAAAGCGCTCCATACAACCATCGAATATCTGTGGATGCTTGAGTAAATTTTTTAAAAAAGTTTAGGGCCACAAATCGTTGCAAGCTGGTAAAAAAATATCGTCTTATTTATATTATCCATAAATAGGAAAAAGGACGGTCACAAACGACATAATACGACAGAGTTTCAAGTATAAAAGGAATATTGGGACCCCGAATTATGTGTTTGGAGGCAAAAGACGTGCAGAGAGAAAAGAGATATTTATGGGACAAGCATCCTGCTAAACTAGGAGTAGACTCGAGGGAGTATCCCCGTGCGGGAAACGTTTGAAAGGAGGGCAATCATGGCAGAATACTTTGAACGGACATTTGAACTAGGAAAGGAGGGGTTGCCCGGAGATGGGGCGGTACATACGACTGAAAAATCCTTAATAAAAGAAATCGAGTGCGTCTTAAAAAGAAACCAAAACGAAAAATTTTTACGCAGTTTGCTAACTCGTGCACTCATACTAGAAAAACTCATAAGATAGTTAGCGATTAGCCCCGGAGAAATCCGGGGCTTTTATTTTGCGGTGAAGCCGTCTATCAGTTTTCTGATGGCGGCTTTTTCATCGTCTTCCATAAACCAATATGCCTTGATAATCCGCTTAATCAGATCATCATCTGATATATGGATTTTCTCCATAACTTCTAGGAACTCTTCATCTTCATCCCGCTGAATATGGGGTTCGCCTTCTCCGGTACGCAGCCAGAGTTCGGAGATGTTAAATTTCCGGCAAATATCGGCAATAGTGCGATCGCTAGGGATGCAGTTTGGATCTTTTCCTAATTTGGAAATGTATGCTGGAGTAACGTTAATTTTACGGGCAAAATCACTTTTATTTCCGCCCTGTTCTTCAACTACTTCCATAATTCGCTCAGCTATGGTTTTCACTATTTACACCTCCTACTCTGTAAAACGAAGTATATCATGTAGATAATCAAAATGCAAGAGAAAAATTCAACTGAGTTGAAATAAATGCTTGACTTTTAAACTTAGTTGATATATTATTATACCAGGTTGAAAAACTGACAGGAGGTGGCAAGTTGGGATTCAAATACTGGTTCGGCTGGTTCCTATTTATCTTTGGCGCGGTACTTTTTGCGATTTGCGTTGGAAACATCTTCTTTAGCTGATATGCGCAAATTTTTAATTTGTTCAGAAAATTCTTCAATATTTGGATTTTCGTCGGCAAGCAAAAGAAGCATGTTTCGCATTATCTGCTCTGAGCTTTCTGAGCAAATTAGTCCGGCCCGCTCAGCTGAAACGATGAGCTGCATTTTATGTTTGTCCGATAAGTCAAGGGCGCAAATATAACAATTTGAGAGAACTTCTGAGTAGGCATCTATTAGTTCCTTTTTGTGTACCTGATGCTCCGATGATTTTGTGGCAATTTTAGCACCGATAACCGCACAAATGATTGCTAGGAATCCACCGACCAATTCAGGGGCAACAGAAGTTAGGAATCTTTCCATTGTTAATCCCTCCTTTAGAGGATATTCTACCAAACCAGAAAGAAGGTGACAACATGTATCAGAACCTTGAGAAGCTGGCCGATGCCCAGAGCATTTCCGACAACCTGGCCCACCTCTCCAAAGAAGCGCTACTTTATATCGCTGGTTACGCTGAGGGATACCGGGACAGGCCCACACGGAAACGCAAAAAGAAAGAAAGCACCAACGGAGAAAAAGAATCCCGCC